TAGCTGATGGTTGTAAATAATCCCCACTACCATCAAAGTAACCACTACCGCCAATTGTACTCGCCGTATACCCCTGTGTAGTTGCACTGGTATATCCAAATGGGTTTTGTTGTGTTGGTTGACTATTGCCAAATGCAGATATAGTAAAGTTGTTTGTACTGTTATCTATAAATGTCGGTGATTGGCAGGTTAATAAACTTGTTGATGTTCCAGTAATTGCGGCAATATTTGTACCACTAGTTTGTGTTGCTGTTAACGGACTTGTTGGTACAGTGAATGCACCAGTATAAACAGCGACACCTTTAACCATACGAACATTGGATAAGTATCCTATGAACATGGAATTCCATGCAGTATAAGCATTACCAATCCACGTAGGTGTTGCTGTAGAAGTATTTACTTGCCAGGTTGCTCCCATAGTACCAGTACCAGAAGCGGTGCCGTTTATATAAAATGTGATAGCACCGTTAATGCATGTTACCGCTACATGTGTCCATGTATTAAGAGGTGCTGATCCCGTGCTAGTAATTGTAGGAGGGACACTATTTCCTGAGGTATACCCCTCGACCTTAACCGTACCAGTAGCAGTCATTGCAATAAACCAACCAGTATAAGAGGCACCAAAATCCATACAACTTGCTAATACTCTATTTATATCACTTGATGTTCTATACACCCATGCTTCAAATGTACCAGTAGCACTAGGTGACATTAAATTCCATCCAGCTGAAGTACTAACACTAGAAGGTGTAGATAAATAATCCCCAGTACCATCAAAATAACCACTATAACTTGTTGGGGTTACTATTGATGGATTGAATGGACTAAATCTTTGTACACTTACATCACCAAACTTGGTAATAGTAAAGTTGTTTATACTGTCATCAACAAGTCTATTGTCGGCGCAGGTTAATAAACTTGTATTTGCAATAGGAGTTAATGGTGTTGTGCTTGGAGTAAATGTAGTAGTATATAGTATTGAGCGTGTAACTCTAAAGTTACTAATGTAACCATTAAATGATCCATTGCTACCGGTATTAATTACACCTATATCAAAATTTGAACCCGCATTATAAGTAGAAGAATACGTTCCGGAAGCATTAAGAGTGCCATTAATATAAACTTTGATAACTCCTGCAGTAAATGTACAAGCAAAATGTTGCCATATATTTGCTGTAACTGTGAATGCAGCTCCGATTCCTTCGTTAGTTTGCCTACAAATTGTATTAGCAGGGAAGTTTCTTAAAATTTCACCTTCACCCGTTCCACCGTCAAATAAACCAACTACTGTAGTAGAGTTAGGATATATCCAGCATTCAATAGTAACATCACCGCTTGAAGTTAAAACACCGCTTCCTGCTTTTCTTATATAATCACTTGCACCATCAAAGTAGTTACTCCAGTTACCACCATAAGGTGAAAATGTACCTTGAGTAGTATTACCCGCTCTTGTAACTAAAAAGTTATTTGTACTGTTATCTAAGAATACACTATTGTTTACTGATTGATTGTTTTGTAATGTTAATAAACTTGTATTTGCTATAGCTGTTAGTGGTGCTGTTGGGGGTGTGAATGTTGTGGTGTAAACTGCTGATTTGGTATACCGAGCATCAGTGATATATCCATTCCAACTTTCATCACCATTAGTTGAACGACCACCGATATCAAGTTGAGTATAGGTGATGTTGTTAGAAAAAGTACCGGATCCACCTGTTCGCCTTTCAACACCATTGATGTAAATTTGCATTGCTGTTCCGTTACGCACTAATGCAACATATGCCCAAGTATTAAGTTGTAAAGTGGTAGTAGTAGAAGCAAGTAAAGTTCCAGAATTATCATAAGATAAAAGTTGACCTGTTGAATTGCATAATAGTGAAATGTCAAGGGATCCACCGTTATCAGTTCTAAAAATTGTCTTATTGCTTGCAAATGCTACAGGATAAACCCACGCCTCGTAAGTAAATGAACCTGCGCCAGCGGCAGAAACACTTGAATATATGCTATCACCAGTACCATCAAAGTATCCACTACCATATAGACTATAACTACTGTTTGGCGTGAAAGGTTGGAATGATTTTATTAATGTATTACCCGCAACTGTTAAAGTAAAGTTGTTCGTACTGTTGTCTATGAATCTATTACTTTGACAGGTTAATAAACTTGTATTAGCAATTGCAGTTAATGGGCTTGTTGGTGGAGTAAAGGTTGTTGTATAAAGTGCAGTACCTTTGACTACACGGGCATTAGAAATATATCCATTCAAATAAAAATTATCAACATTGGTATAATATCTACCCATTAATGCCGTTGTAGTATCTGACGTAATATTAACAGATCCAATAGATCCTACACTGACACCATTTTTGTACAGAGTCATAGTGTTTCCACTGCGGACTCCGGCAATGTGATACCAAGTTCCTGTCACTATTGCTACACTGTCCGTTATTTCAAAAGAACTTGCATCAACACCTAACTTAAATCTCAACGTATTAGATGAGGTTATTCCTAATAAAGTACCGTTTGTAGTACTAGGTTGATATGTGCTGACCACACCGCAGGATACACCACCTGCAGTCAAGTATACCCATGCTTCAATTGTAAAATCTCCGGGAAATGCTAGTGCGGAATTACTTGGTGTAGACAGATAATCTCCACTACCATCAAAGTAATTACTATAATATCCAGGCGTATACGGATTAAAATTGTTTGGCTTTGTATCACCCGCAATCGTTACGGCAAAGTTATTTGTACTAGCATCAGCAGTAAATGGAGTTACATCTGCATTCAATAATAAAACTGTATTCTTGAAATACGGATCAGAAACTACTATAGTTATTGAAAATGCTTTAGGGCTAGTTTGGGACTCTAGGTCAGTAGCCACTATTGTAAAATTATAGGTTGTTTCTAAGGCAAGTCCGGTTACTGTTCCAGCTAATAATCCACCACTTGATAATGTTAATCCAGTGGGTAATGTACTGCCCGCTTGTACTGTATAAGAAACAGTACTATCACTAGTTGCACCTAATTGAATTGAAAGTGCAGTATTATTAACTCCACCAGGTAATGGTGAGGTAGTATTCCACGATGGAGTAGAACTAAATGTAATTGCATTAACACGAATAGCTACACCACCATCTGAATTAGATAGGTATATAATATATGTACCAGCAGACATAGCTGATAATTGGGCACGAACTTCAGTTGAACTTATAAAAGTTACTGAGGAAGCTATCACAGAATTAATAGCTACTGCACATCCAGTAACAAATCCAGAGCCTAATATTCTAATATAACCACCAGATAATCCCAATGCAGTATCAGTTATAGTAGCATAATTACTGTCAGTTAATACGATTGATGATATTTTAGGTCCACCCATTTGAACTGTATTGCTAATTTGAGTAGAAGTAATTGTACCTGCAGTAATTGCAGAGCCTGGGATTGTTTGTATAGCCATATATGTATTATTAACTAAATGTTATTCCGTTTATTTTTAATGCCACTCCACCATCTGGATTAGTAAGATATATAAAATATGATCCAGCCACCGTAGCTGGTAACTGAGCACGAACTTCAGTAGAACTTACAAAAGTAACAGAAGTCGCAATATTACTATTCACTACTACTGTACATCCAGTAACAAATCCAGTTCCAATTGTTTTAATATAACCACCAGCAGTAGATACATTACCACCAATAGTGACATAACTACTATCAGTAACTAAAATTGATGATATTTTCGGTCCACCAAAGTCAACTGTATTACTAAATTGAGTAGCAGTAATTGTACCGGCAGTAATTGCAGTTCCAGGTGTAGTAAATAAGGGCATGGTACTCTTATTTATTACTTCAAAAATGTAAAGGTACAATAGGTACAGGACCCATCTATTTTTACATAATTGTGCGGTCGCAGCATAAATATATTAGTAGAAACCATTAGTGGTTATTACTAATTTATAAGGACACACACTATGTTATCATTTTTTACCAATTTATTAAGTCGTTTATTTTCAGCACCATCATACTCCCATGATTTAGAATATTATGTTCTAAGCAAAAAGCCATCCTCTGTTGTAGAAATGGAACATTGGGTTAAAGAATATGAGCGTAAAAATAACCAAGGTTGGGTACTATGAAAAAGATACTAACATCCATTTGGAATTTTATGCAAGCATGGGGTGAAATTCGTGCTTCACAACAAATACGGAAAATGTATTAATATGAATAATTGGCAACCAATGCCAGATGAGGATGTTGATTGGGTTAATGATCCCAGCAAAACTCCTCAAGAAAAAGAAAAAGATTCAAAGAAATCTTAACTTACAGTAAAAGTAAATTGCCCGGTGTGGGCACATTGTATTGAAGTATCTGCCCAAATACGAAAATTTTTGGTTAATGCTTTCTTACAAAAATCAACATCTTCGCTAATTGTATTAGCATGGTCTATAGCAGAATGATACTTAAACTGTGGATAACCCACTTCTTTAATTACTACGGCCTTAACTAATACACAGCCGAATCCACACCCGGCAATTTCTATTAACCCACTATTTTTTATCTTGACATATGGAATATTAGATATTCCTCCACGATCATTATTCTCATAAATTTCTAGAATATGATGTCCAGTTTTTCTCTGTATGTATAATCCGGACACCATATCAAGATTATGTGCCAATAGTTTCTTTAAGGTGTCCGGTGGAAAAGATATATCACTATCTACTGAAAACAAATAATCATAATTCCTAACTGTCCAGTCAGCAATCAGATTACGAACTTGATCTATATTGTAACCAAAAAAGTATTGAAAATCTGCTTGATATTCATCCGGAATTTCTAGATCGTAAATACTTTTAAAAGTACTAGGCTCAATATTTTTTGCTGTTGGTATTGCTATCAGAATTTTTTTTTTATTTTAGGCATAGAGACAATTTCTTTTGCATTTTTAGTTTGTATTTCACTGTTAACTTTGTAATCATTTAATTCATTAACATCATTATAATTGCATACTATATCTTGTAAGCATTTTACTTTATCTGGATCGGCCGCTTCTATCAATGAATAGAAAACTGACCCATCACCTCCAGCTTTGAACCAATTGCCATCATAATCTTTGAAAGAACTATCATCCATATCATTCAATAATGATTTCTTGAAAGTGCGCAGATGGGTGTATGGCAATATCCAATTAAAATGATGTGTTCTATATTTCCCACTCTTTTTAATTGATTCTGGATAGGGCTGGCTAATTAAAGGTATGTTATCTACCACACTCCAGCAACTACCATATGTAAATTCGGTACTACCATCATATATCGCATTGTAATATGAGAAAATAGTATTATCATTAATCAAACTATCATCACCATCTAATAACATAATTATATCATCAGTTTTTAATTTGCGGATATTATCAATTTGATTCTTAACCGCGCCCTGATTTGATTTATTACTGATAACAATAAATTTATTCTGTAATTCAAGTGGTAAATCAGCTATGGTGGACTTTACGACAGATAATGTATTATCAGTAGAACAATCATCAATTAAGATATGCTTATAATTGTCATAATCTTGTGAAGCCACACTTAATATACATTGAGATATATAGTTAGCACAGTTATAAAACGGACTAACAATTGTTATTCGTTGTTCATTACTTGCTTTGTAGTTATTCAACTCAACCTTATTATGGAATCTTCTAGATAATACTTTATGTACGCGATGATTAATTTTATTAACAGTTTGATATTCACTACGAGGTAAATATGCACCTACCTTGTGATAAAAGTGTTGTTTCCATTGTTTTGCAATAGTATTCCAACTTGCTAAATCTTTTATTATATTACAAAAATATTGTTTTTGCTGGTGCAGGTATTTATTACGATGTGCTGAAACTGTTACTCTTATGAAAAGATCAATCTGCTGATCTTTATTAATATCCGGGAATAATGCATTAGGTTCAATAGCATAATCAATAAGATAACATGCTCCATCTATTGCTATTTCTTCCAATGCCCCAAAACGACAAGTAATAACTGGGGTATTATATAACAATGATTCTAATGTTGATATACCAAATGTTTCTGGAAAGGAATTAGGATACAACATGAAACTAGCCTTAGTCAATATATCAGCAATTTCTTTTTGTGTAATTATGCCGGTGTATTCTATCCCCAATTTAGAATTTTGAGGATCAGCAGCCATTGTCCGCCATTTATTCTCTTGTTCATCAGGTTCAGATTTAGTATCAAACAGATAATACCCACCAATTATTTTTAATTTAGCTTTAGGTATTAGTTCTTTTATTCTAGGCCATATGTCAGTTACCAATGGAATCATTCCTTTGGAAACACTAGCATTATATACAAATAAGTCCGGATCTTTTGCAGATATATCTACTTCTTTATGATATACATTCGCTCCGTTACGGGTAATGAATATCTTATTCTTTAATACTTCAAAATTTCGTCTACGGCCGTGATTACAATTAGTAATGTACGCAGTATGCCAATCACTTAATGTAAAAATATCAGTGATGCGATTACTAACGGCAAGCTCTTCTATCAAGTTGTCACCTAGACAAAAAGTATCATGCATCCATAATACACGAAGTTTGGCCTTAGAAACAATTCTTTCATATAAGTTAATATGTTTGAATTGCCAAGCTCTAGCATCATTCAATTTTGCATAATCATTTTCTGATGTGAAAGGGATTACTGTTCTAGAACTTATAACAATATCAAACTCATGCTCATCTGCCAATTCGCTTAGCGGACGATAAACAACATTATTGTATATACCAGGTTGTGCCTGGTTTGTAATACAATTATTAAAAACAGTAACAGAGAATCCTTCAGCAGCAAGAGCCCTGGCATTAAGTACAACTGCACTTTCACTACCGCCAAGACCTTGTTTCTCTATTGTGCTACCGTCATATGGGATACCAATGATGTCAATGATGGCAATTTTCATATCAAGTTAGTCCAGTTCCTGAAATTATCCAAGTAGTTGATGTTAATTTCATAGCATTTGCTACTCCATATTGCGCCAATGATCTACTTCCTGTAGTACCTGCACTTGCAAGATACATTGTATCTGTTGTAATTGCGATAGTTAAAACTTCCGATGACAGATTAACAAAGTTTACAATTGTTCCTATTGGAAATGCCACTGAAGAAGCAGGTATAGTAAATGTCCTGGCATTTGCATCCGAAATTGGATGAAATATGCTTTTCCCAGCATCAGTGATAGTCAGTGTATAATTAGTACTCTGACTATTTTGAGGCATCCCTAAATATCCTAAACTGGAACCTGATTCAGGAAAGGTATATCCTTTACCAGGCCCTGTAGCAAATTGTGAAAGAGAACCCATTCTTAATACTTAAACTAAGAACCAACCAACAGTAGCATCAATGTAGCATAGTTTCACAGTAGCACCAACATAGTCAATAACTAAATCCTGAGCCAATCCCATTATAGGACTTGTGTTACGAGCAATAGTTGCATCTGTTCTAGTTGTTGCATTAGACACCGAAACTCTATCGCCTGCAGTAGGACCACCGGGTAATGTTATAGTAGTTGGATCAGTAGTGTTGGTCAATGCATACAATGTACCTGAAGTTGCTACTTGTGTAGTCCCAGTAACTACGACAACTGGTTGAGTAGATTCAACGCCTTGACTTCCTGTATAACCTGCAACTGTACTTGCTGAACCAGTGTACCCGATACTACCTTGACTACCAGTATATCCGATATTACCTTGAATACCAGGCTCTCCAGCCACTGTACTTGCTGAACCAGTATAACCAATTGGGCCTTCTGGGCCTACGAGTTGACCAACATCATTCCATACTGCGCCATCCCATACATACAAATTACCGTCAGCAGTAACAACATATGCATCATTAATTGTATTTTCAGTAGCTGGCAAATTAACAACTGCAGCCACCGTTCCTTTAAGGGTGATGGAAACACCTTGTGCACCTTGACTACCAGTATATCCAATATTTCCTTGAATTCCAGCGTCACCTGCTGTTCCTAGACTACCAGTATAGCCAATTGTTCCTTGGCTACCAGTATATCCGATATTACCTTGAATACCAATGTCACCTGCTGTTCCTATACTACCAGTATATCCTTGAACACCTTGGTCGCCACGACTACCAGTATATCCAATATCGCCTTGTCCACCCTGACTACCAGTATATCCAGCATCACCCTTGGAGCCGATGTATCCTGTAAATTGTGATAAATTACTCATTGTTTTTCCTTTTAAAGTATAATCCAGCCATCGCCGGTGTTAATGTAGCAGAATGCTACGGTGGTGCTTATTTTATCTATTATAAAATCTTCAGCAAGCCCCATTATCTTACTTCCACTGCGGATTACTAATACATCCGATCTTCCTGTAAAATTCGCTATTGTTATTCTATTTCCTACTTCAGGTGAAACAGGAAGTGCAATTGAAGTGGTATTATCCGTAGCAGTCAACACATAAAGTTTACCTTGCGTAGCTAACACAAATGTGTCAGCTACCACTATAACATCATTTACCGGTAACTGCCCAGCCAGTACAAATTCTTTTAATACACCTACTGTAATTTTCCTACTATGACCTGTAGCAACTACTGGAATAATAGTACCATCTTCAATTTCCGTCAAGGAAGGCAACTCAGATATTTTAATTATTGCCATTAGCTTTTCCTGCTAATAATAGATCACCATCTTCTGATCCTAGTTGATTATTTCCATCTTCCAATGACAATTGTGCAATTTTTGGTAACCAGGGATGTCCTGTTTCTGGACTAACTGTACCAGGACTTGCATATTGACTGTAAGTTCTCCAACTAACACTATTTGGATTAGCATCAGGATCTCGCTCAACAGCAGCTATAATTCCCAACTTAATATCTCTCTTAATTAAACGCCGTGCTTCAATACTTTGGTCTGGACTAGCATCAGCTTGTGCATTGATGAAGTCATTCCAACTTAAATAGCCGATAGGGTGAGATATTCTTGACATTTTTGTAGTATATATTTGTAGTTATTGCTCAATCCCCTAAAAAATATAACTATAAAGTATTAGATATACTTTGGTATTAAAATATAGCCGAAAAAAAGCCCTGAACAACTAAATCGTTCAGGGCGTATTGGAACTGATGCAATTCCGTTATTTAATTTTCTTTAAGTATTCTCGTCCAATATATCCTGCTTCAATTTCTTGAAGAGCAGTAACACATGGACCGTTTGGTGTAGATACCTTAGGACGAAATCCTTTTCGTAATTCCCTTGCTCGCATTACTGCAACTAATACTAAATCAAACCGACTGCCAATATTATCAGCACATTTGGTCATATCTAGCGTATTAGTAAGTGGTATACCTTTCATTACCGACCTTGTCCGCGGTAAGGCTTAAAAGAACTTTTTGAACCTTTATTCATACCACTAGTCTTTGGTTGACTTCCACCTTGACTAGTACGCTTAACTACAACTTTACGGGTATCTTTGATTGCCATAATTATTGACTCCTTGGGGTTATTTATGACTGAGTTATCATAAAAGAATACATTGATGCAATTACCAGTATATCAATAAACTATCGGATAACGGTTCACCTTTAGAAGTTAAGATATCAATCTGATTCAACAATGTATTCTTTTATGGCCCCACCGTTAACTGGACACTGCCCCTAGGTTTATTTTAATTCGGTTACCTCACGGTGGGGACAAGGTCCGAAATTTATTATGTCATGATTCTATTAAATGGCGGCTTGCCTTTAATAAAAATTACCATACTATCATGAAATACTATTTGACCTATATCTTTGGATACTTCTAACATTACTGGGGATAAATCATGTCCAGTTTGAATATGTGATATATGTAAACAATCAATTAAATTCTTGGCAAATTCAATAAAAGTATCATACTTCTTATATCCACCATTAAAAGTTTCTGGCATATATGAAGTATGGGTATCTTCACATATATATACTCCACCTTGTTTAATCTTAGGCCATACTTTCAAAAATGTTACAATTTGTTGTTCCATAGTATGACCACCGTCATCTAGAAAACAATCAAACTCACCAGTAATTTGTAATGTATTATCCCAAAATTCAGTGCTACTTTGATCACCAATTAAAATTGTTGCACCATCAATTGATGTAATTGCTGGGGATATATCTGATCCATATATCTTTGCACCAGGACCAAAATAATCAACCCAAGCTTTAATTGACCCGCCTCGGGCTACACCAACTTCCATGAATACTGGAGAATTATTTCTGTATTTTTCAAAGTATTGATCATATACAACAAAATAAGGTTCCCACTTATCCCATCCGGTCTGGGTATATTTATTATAACTATCTCTTATACTCAAGATGAATATCCTATATTTTTGGTGCTCCGACCCGGAATCGAACCGGGAAGCCTTGCGGCGACAGATTTTAAGTCTGTTGTGTTTACCTATTTCACCATCGGAGCAATTACCACTATTGTAACAACAATCCCCACTACTGTCAAGCAGTTTTAGCTTTTTCCACAACTTTTTTAAGGCTATCTTTACGCATCATAAAAGCCCGGTCTTGGGCGTGACGATTTACAACTAGGTACTCTACTCCATCAATTACACGGACATCCTTAGGATCTCCACATTGCCATAATTCATGAGTGAAAATATTTTCAAATACTAATGCTTTCATAATTCATTCTCTTTTAATTCTTTGTGTTAAAAATGGCAGTCAACACTTTACCTGCCCTAATAAAATTGTGTTCCATCGCATGTGCAGCTAATCCATATGCTGTAATACCCATATCTTGATAATAGGTATCAGTAGGCCATTTTGTACGCCTTAAAGGATAACTATGAATTAATAAACATTCATCTGCAACTTCAGTTAGTTTCAATAACCGTTCAGTTCGCTTTGTACTCATTGCTTGTAAAAATTGTATCGCTACTGCACACTTGCCGATATCAGTGCGTTCAAAATTTCTTGCCATAAGATGTACAATATACGCTTCTATCTCATGATCTAATACAAGCCCTGCTTGTCCTTCAGTTTCAACAACTAAATCATAACAATGCTTGACATAATCTAACCAATATTTGCTCATACGGTTATTTATGGTAAAATGTGACGGTCATCTATAAAATTGATGCCCATCTATTTTTGCAGTGGGTTTTAAATTATTCCATCCCGGATTTATTTGTATACCATGAAAATGAGTTGAGCCTTCAGTAATATCTAATGTTGATTCTGAACTCTTACTCAATAATTCTTGTGCAACTTGTTGACTCTGCTTCCAACTATTACCTTGTATGATTTCTTTAGGCTCTTCACATGTCCATGAAAACATACAAGTAGTTCCATTCTTTTGATGTACTACACCACATATTGTCTTTGGATAGTTTGGACTTTTCATTCTGTTAAGTACCACTTGACCAACTGCAATCTTTCCCACTAAACTTTCTCTTGCCGCTTCAAAATAAATATTCTCAGCCATACATTTAAGCTCGGCTGGTGATATTACTTTAGCTATAACAGTTGCGGTTAATGGTGGAATAACTACTGTAGTCATGTTCTTAACTAATCTCTGTGTTTCTTCAATCATTACTTTGTAAGTATCAACATCAGATGATTGTTTTATATTGAATATTGCACTAATTACAACAAAGAATGATATCACAATTGCAAATATTGATATCTTCTTTGTTGGTTTACTAGTAGGAGTAATGACTTCAACTATTTCTGGAATCAATATCGGCTGGACTTCAACTATTTCTGGAATCAATATCGTCTGTTCAACTACCGGTATTACTTTAATTGGAGTAATCACTGGCTTAATGACTTGATATTGAGGATATCGCACCCTAGGTCTTATGACTGGGCGCAATATAGCAGTATTCATAAAGCCACCAACATGCATAGTAGATTACCTTTAATAATAGTTATTGTTATTTGTATAACAATTGCTACTACTACAGATGGACCCTACTCTAATTCAACAATCTACTGTGTTTAGGAACCATCTGCGTCAAATAATTCATTTGATCAGCTAAAATATTCCTACCCAATAAAATCATATTTTCAGCATGATTGGGACTATATGGAACATACAACAATTCCCAACCAAGTTCACTAAGTAGCTTGTTATTTTTTGTACTGTTACATGATTTACATGAAGTAACACAATTTTTCCAAGTGTTCAATCCACCTCGGCTTACTGGAACAATGTGATCCCTAGACAAATCTTTATAGTTTGGGAACTTACCTCCGCAATAAGCACAAATCATTTTATCACGGCCGAATAATGTTCTGTTACTTAACCCTACAAGACTGCGTTTAGAAATATCAAAACCATGTCCTCTGATAGCTATGATACTTGTTGTTTCAATGTAACTAGTTTCGCCATTACGCTGAACACCACCACGGAATCTAGCTACTACTTCGCCCATACTCCAAGCGACGGACTTTTTTGCATGGTATGTTATTGCATCTTCATATTTGATCCATTTTTGTGGAACACCGGATATATCTAACGCTAGAACTGACATGATTAATTTCCTTTGAACATTGTCCTTTATGTATTTAACTGATGGAGGTAGCAGTGAGACTCAAACTCACGATAACCACTGTATGAAAGTGGTGCATTAGTCGCTATGCTATGCTACCATAATTTGGTACATCCTGACGGGATCGAACCGCCGACAGCCACCGTGTAGGGATGGAGTTCTACCGCTGAACTAAGGATGCATTAATTGACATTTATAAAACTTGGCGTCCCTCCAGGGAGTCGAACCCCGGCTAAAGGCTTTGGAGGCCCTTGTGCTGCCGTAACACTTGAGAGACCTGGGTTGCGGGACCATCCACGCTACATTACTTTCCAATTGTTCGGCCTTTTCTCCATCCTTCTGGTATGGGGAAATCTTTTTTAATCTTTTTATTTTCTAATCCTGTAGTGATCCACATAGTTCCAAATTGCGAATTTTTAGATCCCACTTGATGTTCTATTGCTCTTAGTGCTTCTTTGTGTCGTTGCTTGAATTCAGGTGTATGCTGTATTTTAGCAAATGGATTTCCATACTTTGCGAAAAAACTTTTACCACCGGCTATGGAAGCTTGTAATCTTTTTTCAGCAGATACATTGTTACCACCTTTTCTACCACCTTCGCTCATTTTCATAAACGATTCACTAGTTCTATTATCAATTCGTTTCTTAATTGATTCTTCATTTGAATTGATATGATCAAATCCACCTTTTCCACCAATACGGATATTGTATACATCATCTCTTTTTAGAAAATCAATATTTACAATTTCTTCTTCACGTAGATACATTTCTTCTGAATTAGTGAAGGTTTCTAATATGGTCTTGGAGAATTGTTCTAATCCAAATTTTCCCACATCTTTGCGTAATGCACTACCAGAACCCATATATCCATCATTCATATCGTTGGTTGAATGAACACCTAGATAAATCTTTCCATTTAGTAGATTTTTAATTTCATACAAATAGTATTTCATATTTTTTCAATTGAGCTAATCCAGCTATAATATTATGTATCCGGGAAAACTTTTGCTCGTAAATCTCTTTCTTGTTGTTTCGTGACCAATTCCGTCACCGGGGCATTGAATTACATACTACTTATCACATTGTACTCCGTATGTAAGGGAGATTCTTTGGCAATCAAGTTGCTTAGGGGTGTCCAACGGGATTTGAACCCGTTCTAAAATCGTCACAGGATTTGGTGCTTCCGTTACACTATGGACACACCTAAACAACCTAAATTGTTCAGGGATTATTGAGTTACAAGGTAATCAACCCCGTGGTGTTAGGTTATTAAGCTAACTGTACTTCACGCTTACGGCTTGTGAACTTGACGTTCTTTGAACCGCGAACAGTGAAAGTACCCAGTGTTGTATTTGCTTTTGCATTTACGAGTTTTGCTTGATTAACGATCATCGCCTATCGTGTTGCCGTCTTCAATATCTCACGCTGTCGAAACCTTTCGGACCCATCAAAAACACTCTTGTTCTCCATGCCACCGGAGATCAACCCGGATAACTCACTTCATAGAACCTGCGTCCAGTTTAGAATGTTTTTGGTGGATCCGCCGGTCTACGATAACCGGGTCCAGCCTGCCTTTTCTCCAAAGGAATTACAACAATTTCTTACAGGCTTCATCATACAAGCCCATCAAAAACATACTCTTGTCATTGTGCTATTTACCTTTACACAAAACCCCTTACCTGGCTTAAGGTTGAGTATGCTTTTGATGAACTATATGTTTGGCTTGTTTTGGAGCGTGATGGGGGAATCGGACCCCCGACCGAAGATTGGAAATCTGCTGTTTTGCCATTAAACTAATCACGCATATTTTTACTTATCTTACATCTATCTTGATATAAAATTTTGGTGCCCCAGGAAGGAATCGAACCTCCACACCCGCATTACAAGTGCGGACCTCTACCACTAAGGATACAAGGGCATTTACTACTGGCTCCCTTAGAAGGACTTGAACCTCCGACCAATTGATTAACAGTCAACTGCTCTACCGACTGAGCTATAAGGGAATTGTTTCTTTCTACACTTGCATTGTACTAATGATTGGTACAAATGTCAAGTGATATTTCTTATAATGGCGGTCTGTGGGGGAATTGAACCCCCGTAAGTGGATAGACAATCCACAGTAATAACCTCTATACGAACAGACCTAAATTTTGGAGTGGGTGACAGGACTTGAACCTGCATTATACTGATTTGCAATCAGGTGCCTAACCATTCAGCGCACACCCACATTAATATTGGCGGAGAGCCAGGGAGTCGAACCCTGCGAACGGCTCATCACCATTCTACACCTTAGCAGGGTGTTGCCTTTGCCACACGGCCCGCTCTCCAAATTGTAAACCTATGGTGTCACCGGAAGGATTCGAACCTACTACGCCCTGCGCTTCAAGCAGGCGCTCTACCAATTGAGCTACAGTGACTTTATCTGGTGCGACTGGATGGGATCGAACCACCATTGCTAAGTTCGTAGCCTAGAGTATTATCCATTATACTACAGTCGCATATAAAATTGGTATCCCCGAACGGTTACGATCCGTCTTCTACGCCTTGAAAGGGCATCGTTCTAGCCACTAAACTACGGGGACATCATTAAAAACATTTATGGTGGACCGACGGGGGATCGAACCCCGACTAAAGCGTTGCAAACGCCCTGTGCTCCCATTATCACTATCAGCCCAAATAAGTATAGGCTTCTCACCTAATAGATACATGATGTTACGACCAAGTATTGAGTCGTCTGCGGCGCGACCGCAAAATTTTGGTGGATGTTGATGGTAACGATCCATCAGAGCATAAATACTTATATGAAAAACTTTACCCCTAGATGTTCTTGTATAATATGCAAAGAGGAAAAATCCTCAAAAGGAATATTCACTCATTATCTTATTTCCCATACTGAGTATGGTATTAAACATAAAGCCAATTTAGATATAACCACCACTAAGGCAGCAACTGCTAATAGCCTGGCAGGTACTAGCAAGGTTTTAGTATACACATTGATGCCAAACAAATGTGCCTGCTGCAATACAGCACTGTCGTATAAATCAAGAAACAATACATATTGTTCTCATTCGTGTTCAGCTACTATACAAAACAAAGCATTTGCAAATTGCCCAAAAATAGAACCAGAATCATCTAAACTATCCAGGATAAACAAGGTCACTGCATATCACGCGGCCAGTCGTAGCAAAATATATAGATGTAAAATTTGCAAAACAAATCACCCAACTAATGAATTAAAAATACAATGTTGCACAAAACCAGCAAAGGTGTTATACGATATATCTGGACCGTTTTCTAAATTGCACAGATGTACTTGTAAACATTGCAAATATGTGTTTCTTGCACGATCTTCGTTGCAGTATTGCAAGGATCATAGAGACTACTCAACTAACAAGCGGGCAATATTTAAATTCCGATTTAATGTATATCATTATCCTGATCTGTTTGATCTAGCATTACTATCACAAGTAGGTTGGTATAGTCCAGGAGGAAAACACTCTAAATGGGATATTAATGGATTATCTAGGGACCACAAAGTGTCAATTTCTGATGCAATTGCTAACAACTATGATCCTTATATCATATCACATCCCATGAACTGTGAACTTATACCACACTATGTTAACAACAAAAAGAAATCAAACTCGTCAATTTCATACAACCAACTATGAGTATTAGTCAGTGAATTTGACCAAAAACTATAATGTG